TCTTCTGGATTAATTTTCATGACTATGGTATAAAATTGCTGATGGATAAATATCTAAACTATGTTTACTAGCTACACTTAAAACTCCGTCAAGTGCATTTAAATCTTCAATAAGCTCAAAGTCTTCAACGCAAGCTGACAATCTTTGACCCCACTGATCTTTCTCGGTAGAACAAACAATAGACTCACAAAGCTGAGCCAGCATTTCTTCTTGTTGCTCATTTAAATCTTGTGAATCAAATCTCTCTTCAATACTCTCTCTTGCGATGTTAGTAAAGGCTTCGATTTCATAGATGGTGGTTTGAATATCTTTGCGGCAATATCCTTCTTTAGAAACCGCAGCATCTATAGTCCCCTCTGGTCTACCCGCACTCTTTGGCGTTTCATTAGTTTTGGGGGCGACAGACTCCTCATCTTCAATCATTGGGACACCACCAACAATCGGATTATAGAATCCTTGCTTACGCTGCTCGATAAACTGGTTTTGAGCTGGAGCAATCTCACTAGCTTCAGGGAACTTTCCGTTTTGGAACATCTCCATTCCTTGTTGTGGGGTAAGAATTCCAAGCTCCATAAGGCGAGTAGAAACGCGCATAAGCTGAGTTTCGTCTCTCATGTCGATATCTTTCATAACGACAGTTGGGTAAGACTTGAAACCAAGATCATTGGCGATCCTTTTAACTTCTCTCTGTAGGAAATCATTCAAGAAACAACTTCTAGCTTCTTTGAGTCTATCAATAAAGATTTGGGCTTTAACTTGAGTCGCACTGTATTTTTCTTCTCCAACAACAATATTCTGAAGACCCTGTTTGATGTCTTCATTTAAAGTCTCATATTTGGTTGGCCCCAATACTTTGTTTAAATCTGGAATAACGAAATTAGCCTTAGTGGTGTAATCCGACACAAGAACTCTACCAACACTCTCGTTTCGGAAAAGCTGCTGCATAGCATTGATGTTATTAGCATTGACCCCACCTTTTTCAGGTTCCGCACCCATGGTGATAAGAAGAATCACATTCTCGACAGTGCGAGTAATTGCCTGATCCATCTTTTTCAACTCAAGCTTTGCATTGATATCTTCAAGAACTGGATAGCCAAAAGGAATGGCGAATGGCTCATAATCTTGTTTTTTATAGAAGGAAAATGTTAAACGCTTGGGGTCTAACTCAATTTTCATTCCATCTGTATAGTAAGAACCTTCTTTGACTGATTTTTTAAGTTTATCGTCTAGAGAATCAAATATTAATTTATCTTCTTCCGTAGAAGGGTTTTGAAGTCTTGAAAGCTCATATTCAGAAAGGACTTTCTCATAAGCCCCGACATTAAAGGTCGTTGCTCTCTTAGATACAATATCAAAAGGATTCAGGATAACATACTTAGCTGGAATCTTATTGGCGGACGGATTGATCGCCCCGACTTGATTCATTAGCCGAGCATAATCATTTACTTCAAATGCGCCGTCAAAACGATAAACGAAAATGTTACCACTGCGGTAATACTCTCTAAAGTATTGATCTTTAAGGTTTTGCAGGTTAATCCGCTTGAAGAATTGATTAAAGAACTCTCTGCTTTTTTTAGTGCCGCCCTCAAGGTAAATGTCTGTATTAGCGAACTCAGACATGATATCGACAGCGTTTCTGAAGATGGCTACATTAGCGTAGGCTTTCTGACAAAGCTCAATAGCTTCCCGAACATTCACTCCATCACTGGCGTATTCATAAGGAAGCATACCTTTTCTAATACTGGAGAATCTATCAATAGTAGTTCTTACTGATGAAGAGTTGATTCTTGCTGAATTTGAAGTCGCAGAGGTATTGCTTCTCTTAGCACTTGAAACATGCTTGTAAGATGCGTCAGACGTGTAAAACGCTTCTCCAAGAAGACCTGGCTCATAAGAAGCTTCAGCCGAATACATGTCTGAGAGAGGCTGCTTGTTCTCAAACTTTTTCCAATAATCTGATCGTTTAGTATACTTCCTTGCCATTGTATTATTATATTACACCAAAAGTAACTTTCTAACTTTTAAAAGTTAAGAAATAAACATTGGGGTAAATGTTTCCGTAACATCAGAGCCTTGGTCTTCAATCATGTCAAAGTATACATTCATACCCCAGTTACCCAGAACCAAAGCAGAATAAGAGTCTTTTCGCGCTTTATCAGCACCACGCTGCTTACGAAGGTTAGGTGGCAGATCAAAACTCTGCGTCCCTTGTGGAGAAGTCGTAACCTGAACTAATGCACATTGAACCTTAATTAAATCCATCATGTCTCTTTGATGCTCTACAAAGTCAATCATTTTAGCCCCTTTGTTTTTCTCTTCAGCATCTTGATTCCTCAAGAACCTCAACTTCTCAATAGGGATATTGGCCTTCCTCTGTATATTGTAGTTGTCATCCATAGCTGCTCCAGCAAAGAAGATTCTTTTATGATCAAATGCAGCCTGTAAGCTTTCGTTGGCAAAACGAATCCATGTAGAACTAGGCTTTCTTAAAAACACAAATTTTTTATTTTCTTTATCTATTTTATTCTTGAGTTGCCTAATACCCTTGGAATAAGTTTTGGGGTCATCTAAATCCGCTTCTACTACTTCTATTTTTAAATTTAGCTTCTTGAATATACCACTTTCATTACAAGCACTCAAAAACTGAACGCCGCCATTGTAGTCACCCACCACCATCTCAATATTGAAGTTGGTCAATGCATAAGCCATGTATCTGATGTGGGTTTGTAGGTTAGCCCCAGAAACGGCGTAGTTATGCACTACAACGCCTTTTCTAGTCTCTGGGTGGATCTTTACCAAAAGTATGGCGAAATCGTCTGAGCTTTCACTCTCGGACCAAGAAGGGTCAAATGCGAGGATGTATTTAGATTTAGGATCGCCCACAACCTCAACACACTGCCCTTCACCGTCAGGAAGGGTGCAAGCAGCCATCTTACTCACTTTAAAGTATCCAGAGCTGTCATCGGTGAATATAGCACCAAACTCTCGATCAAACTGAGATTGACTCATTGTTGACTTAGATTGACTGATCAAATTCTGATCATACAACTGTTCGGGAGCGCAATCATAGCTGAAATGCATAATGACCCTATGCGCCCCATCTTGTTTATTCTCATTGATGATTAGAGACTCATACTGCTGATACAGCTTATACAAATACTCAAATTTATACGAGGCTGATGATAAACCAATAATTTTGTTATTTGGCCATCTGGTTCTCTCGTCTTCTGTCATTTCACCTTTTTCAATCATCTGTGTTTCAAGATCATAGGTTTCTTGACGTTCAGTAGGATTCTCAACCACAGACAGGAAGGGCATAATAACCTCATTGAAAATTTTCTCAGGCATAAGGAGAAGCTCATCAATAATCATGCGCTGGAAACGGAAACCACGAAGTTTCTCACCGTCACCAAGAGGTAAAGCAAGAATTTTACTTCTACCTATCTCCATAACCCATTCATCATTCATTTTTGACACTCTGGTTATGCATTGCGATAAAAACTCAGCTTTGGGGCTTTTAGCTATATCCTCAATCTTCTTGAAGATCATTTTAGACTGACGGAATGATTTAGAGATAATTCCAATCTGCACCCCTTGGTTCATGATCGCATCTAGGATAGCGAATACCGCAGTAGAGAAAGATTTACTCATACCACGACTCCATATGCCCAAAAAGTAATCACTCTGCATCATTGACTTAATAGCCATGTGCTGAAATGGGAACAACTTTACCCCTGTGAATAATTCAGCGGTAAATGAAGGGTTTTCTCTTAGAAACTTATATAAAAGGAGTTTAGCTTCTCCGTCTTCTATATAACCTTCTTTGGACAGCACCTCTTCGTTGATATTGTTGAACTTCTTGTAAAGCTCCTGATTTCCTTCTTGCCAAGCCATTTTTATTTAATTCTTTCTCCCAAAAGTATTGTAAGTCAACCTTCCATAGTTTCTTACCTAAACAAAGAATCTTGGGAATTAATTCTTCACTCTTTTCTCTAGAGCCGCTGAATACAAATTGACAGCAACTACCAAATTCAGCCTCTAACTGCCTCATCTTGTTAAAGACGTAGCTCATATTGAATCTTTTATAAACAGAATTGTTTAATTTGAATATTCCTTCAAAATCTGTATCAACTACCACAAACAAATAGCAGCCCGAACTTTTACATCTTTCTATCTCTCTTCGGAATCTATCATGACCATTAGTGACTGTAGATGCGAAATCGTTGAAGGATTTGCGCTCTACATGGGTGAAGGTATAACTTTTCGGTTCCAAGGTATAATCCCCAAAGTCTAACTTACAAACAAAAGAATTTTTAAATTTTAGGGGCTGATTCTCCCTTGTATCAATCCAAACTTTTGCATCACTGTAATCTTCAAAAAACTCACTACACAAATTATCTCCATATCTAGGCTCCACCCCCGCTTCACGACAAAACAGCGTGTAACTACCAAATAACTTCTTAATTATATCGAGCGTGGGTAAACCCGCTGTTTTTAAGTAGGTGCTGGACGGAGCTGCATCCAGCTCTTTGTCCGCAATCCGTTTTTTAAACTTCTCCAACACAAATTCCTTTACTTCATCTTTTGGAGCCTCTTCACACCAGCGATACATATTCGCATCGCGATTAAAGTTCGCAGAAAGGTATTGATCGGCGTTTTTGAATTGTATAGGCTTATTGGTCAGCTTATCAAAGCGAGGGTAATGTTTCACATAGTAATCACCAAGAATTAGCTTATGCTTCTTGATGTGAGCATGTAAACTTCTCCGACTACCAAACTCTTCGCCGCATTCTTTACATTTAAATTGCATCGTCTTGACTAATACCTAAAATTCTTGCTTTCCACTCAGCCATACCCTCTAAACGCTCCGCTTCTTCTTTGATGATCTTTTTTTGCATTTCTGCCATGCGAACCATATTCTTGCGCTCTTCTTCCTCTTGAAACATTTGAACAATAGCTAAAAACGAGGCATTTTCTTTTTGATTCTTTTTCATCCTCTCAGCACGGTCGCCTTGCAACTTTTTAGTGAGATTCTCAATCCTTGTTTCACATTGGTGATATTCTGATGATTTTGTCTTAATAATCTCCGCTAAGCGCACAGTCATGTCAGTTTGGTCGTCAGCAACGTCAAACATGTCGTTTAGCTTGTTCAGATGGCTTGAGACGACTTCCAAGTTGATAACCTCCTTACAGACGTTCAAATACAGGTTAAGCTCGTCAGCGGTCAAATCAGGCTTATCCCACGTCAAACGAATAAACTCCTGCTCAAAGAGTTCGCGATCTTCGGTGTTAGTATAATTATTGATGATTTTTAGGAATCTACTATTGGACAAATTTACAGTAAGCTTTTCTACACAAATCCTCTTCTGCCTATTCAGCCTACTCTCCTCTAATCCTATTCCTGTTGAGTCATTTATTTTTTTTACAATGCGACTTGGACTCTTAGGGCAAATATAATCGTTAATCGCCCCACCATCTTGAGATGGGATGATATCAGGGTTCACATCGCGAATATGCAACAAGACAGTCCTCTGCTCATTACTAAGTGGCCTAACAGTCCTATCAGGAAAAATCAGTTTTGCAATTTCCAATGAAGATAACCCATCTTTGGCTTGATCAATGACAAATTCTTTCTGTTGATCTGTTAAAATGATCTGTTCAGTGGGTTTTCTGCGAGTTGTCTTGTAATCAATCTCGTTTTCGATCAAAAACTTGCGAACAGCCCTACCTTCACTACATCGACCGTCCAATTTGTCGTTTTCAAAACATTTTTGAGTCAATTCATTCAAATTCAAAATGGTTTTGGCGTTTTCGCGCAAAAATTGTTCTTGTTTTTCTGTGAGATTCATTATCTTTTTGTTTTGCCTTTTAAAATCGCGGTTGCTAATTTTTGAAATTCGTTTTTTAGGTTTTTAACCTGTCTATACCCTAATTTCTTGTTTGAATCGGTGCATTTGTAACCCATGAAGTTCGCAACCTCCTCTTCCGAAGATTCTTCAAAGAATATCATTCTATATACTCTATACTTTTTCTCAGAAAGCCTCTTCTCCATCTCAACGTCTAACTTTTCCAGATGATAATCATAATCAAAAGAATTAGAGCATTGAACCCGCGCCAAATCATCATATTCGTCTAAACTTCCAGCGGTTTTTAATTCTAGTCCATATTTTTTCTTTTTTGACCATCTAAGAAGGTCTGGACAAGACATATCCTGATTACCACTAGCTGTTTTAGCACACATTTCATCCCTAGCATGAATACAAGTAGAACAAGGCTTAATATAAGAGCCATAATGACCCCGAATTAAATTCCATACCCGATTTGTTATAACTCGACCCAACCATGGGCCTAAAGGACGACTTTGATCCCACATATGCCACTTCTGAGCGACATGAGACTTTACCACCTGCTCAACGTCTTCAAAATCAAACCATTTGATAGCATCAAGTCTCCATCTAGACCTTTGCTTCCTTATAGCTTCATCTATGAACTCAGAACAGTCTTCGTATGTTTTTTTATCTGACATTAAGAGTTGAAACCATCTAAGCCGCTGAGTTTTGAACTACTCTTCTTAGAATCGTAAGAAGGAGGAGTTCCCTTACCAGCCATTTGACCCAAAGTGAAAGAACCGCCATAATTTTCGGTTTCCACTTGTAACCCTCTCAATTGAGGGACTTGATCAACATTAGTTTCATCTTCAGCCAAAGATTCTTCAATTTCAGCCTTAACTTCAGGCTCAGTCTGTTCAGTAACTGAAGCGTTCCCGACTTTTGATCCGCACTTTACACAAAAGTTTGGCGGTGTCCGATTATACTCCAATTTACAGCCACAACTAAAACAAAACATATAACTCATTACACAATAATAACGGTTTATGCAAAATTTTCTATTTTCGCTTACTAACAGGTGCTTCCAACCTCTTAATGATAAACTTCAGAATCTCACTTCTCACAATATCACTCTCAGTGAAAGCAAATGAATGAATCCCCATTTCCTTCGACTCTTTATCGTTAAATTTATTAAATAAATCTTTGAAACCCGATTTACCCGCACCAATATCACTCTGGAAGAAATCTCCACCAATAATTATCTTAGTGTCTTCCCCAATACGGGTAATCAACGTGGTCAACTCAGCAAGCGTGAAGTTTTGAGCCTCATCAGCGAAAATAAGCTTATTGTTCCAACTAGCACCTCTCAAAAAGTTAATTGGCGCACCAGAGATTTTTTCTTTCGCTTTTAACACAAGCGCATCACCAGCACTGACAATTTCTTCGACCTTATCATACAATGGTCCCAAAAACGGATCAAACTTATCAGCTATATCACCTGGCAGACTGCCCAAGCCCCTATCGGCACTTTCCGCGATACTCCGAACATATATCAAATCCTTCTCGAAATCTTTCTGCATAATCTGTAGCAAGCCATATAAACTCATATACGTCTTAGAGCTACCAGCAGGACCAGAAACAAAAATAATCTTAGACTCCTCATCTAATATAAGGTTCAAAAACTTCCTTTGTTTCGGGGTGAATTTAAATTTGCGGCTATTAAATTTTATTGATTTCTGAAAATCCTCCACCATCTCAAGTGGGTCCAACTTCTCCAAAGTTCTTCTCCTCGGCATTCTA